GAACAATGTGTTCGCAGGTGATTTCTCAACTTTTGATGCTCTCCAATCTTCTCAGATATTACGTGAGATTGGTGAACAAGTTATTCAAGTTTTTGCTGACAGGGAAAACGACGATATTCGTCGCGTTTTGTGGATGGAAGTGTGGAATTCCAGACACATTGTTGGAAAGACTGTGTATGAGTGGATGCAGAGTTTACCTTCTGGACATCCAGCAACCACTGTGATAAATTGTATTTTCGTGAGCACTGTCATGAGAATGTGTTGGGTTGCTTTAAATGGGAACAAGTTAGAATCGCTTCGTGCATTTGACAAGCAAGTTTCCCTTATAGACTTTGGTGATGACAATGTTCTCAACGTTGCCAAAACGTCATCTGAGATATTCAATCAACATACAGTCACTGTTGCGATGAGGAATTTTGGCCTCATCTATACGTCTGAGGACAAGAGTTCCAACCCGCCTCCCTTCAGAAGCATTTTTGATGTTACTTTTCTGAAGAGGAGTTTTCGGTACGAACCGAGGGTTGGAAGAATGGTTGCACCACTCGCTCTTGATACGATTCTAGAGATGCCGTACTGGACGAAGAAAGATGCTTTCGAGCAAGTGTGGAGAGACAATGTTGATAATGCCTTGAGAGAACTCTCATTGCATCCAAAGGAGGTATTTGAAGAATATGCTCCAATGATAATTGAGGCTAGTCGCGAAAAAGGTTTCGTTCCTGTTCTTTTTGATAGGAACGTCCTCATGGACGAAGTCTCAAAAATGGAAAAGATGTATGGTGCCTAAGTCATTTGACTTGGTACCCATACATGCTTTTCACCGTGACCCGCAACTTCTGAACTGGTTCTTCTCAGACAAAAATTCTGAGTTTAATAATGAGAGGAAATACTGCTTTAGTTGTGAGACCCTTGGATATTTATCCTTACATGACCAAGATGGGGTGCTTAACAGCAAAATCTAGGTCGCACTCAGTGCAGGAGGAAGAATTAAGTCGTTCTCCTCCCTAAGATATTGACTTGCCATGAACCTTGACAATAATTTAATGGAAACAACTCTTGACACTAATAATGACATGTCCGGAACGACTCAGATACTTAATGAGTCTTCCGTGAAAACGGTCACTCGTGTCAAGCAGGTTGGTATTCCAGATGGCCTTAATAAGGCTACTCAGGTTGGGTATTCTCAAATGGGAATCACTGATTTCCTAAAGAAACCCATTCTTCTCCAAACCATTACGTGGAACACCCAGACGGCTGGAACCGTTTTGGCTAATGTTTCACTTCCACAGGATGCTTTTTCTAACCCCATGTACGCCAAGAAAATCATTGGTTTCATGGGTTTTAAAGGAACTGCAGTTATCCGTGTCCAAGTTAACGGAAACAAATTTATGGCAGGTAGGTTGCTCCTGCTGTTTATACCTCAAGGAAATGTCACTGGCTCGTATCCTGGAAGCAGGTTGAGATCACTAAAGGCCATGACACAGCTCCCTCGTGTAGAGCTCGATTTGAGCACTGATACTGAGGTCGTTATGCATGTCCCCTATATCTCACCAACACCATATTACAACATTTCAACACAG